GATATCTTTAAATTTTTAATCTTTTTGATGTCTTTATCCATAAGTAGAAAAAAGGCAGAAAATAATCTACCTAAAATATAAATAGTTGCTACGAAGTAAAGTATTTTGATTTTTTTTTAATATTTATATATAAAATAAATTAATAAACAAACAAACTAATGGCAACAAACAGTAAAGTATTCGTATCTCCTGGGGTATATACATCCGAAGTTGATTTGAGTTTCGTAGCACAGAGTGTGGGTGTTACCACATTAGGTATCGTTGGTGAGACCCTAAAAGGGCCGGCATTTGAACCTATCTTTATACGTAACTTTGATGAATTCTCAACTTATTTCGGAGGAACTTCCCCTGAAAAGTTTATAAATACACAAATACCGAAGTATGAAGCTTCGTATATCGCAAAAGCATATCTACAACAATCTAATCAATTGTTTGTAAGTAGAGTTTTGGGATTGTCAGGATATGACGCAGGTCCGTCTTGGTCTATAAAAACGGTGGCAAACGTTGATAAATCAACAGTAGATTTTTACTGTATAAGTTCAACAGTTGTTGATTGTAACGCAGAATGTGACGCATTTAAAGAAGTATCGTTTACCATACCTTTTTCAGGTTGTGATAATAGTATTGATACTATTGTTTTTGGTAGTATAACCGGAGATGACTCAATAATTTCTGATAAATTTTTATTATCATATGAAAATTTTGATGGTACAACGTCAACACTTAGTACTGACGTTAAACAACAGATTTACAATGTAATCTTATCATCAACAACTTTATCAACATCTGCAACATCAGTTAACATTTATGGTCCAATACCATCATCTAATTATAGTGCATTACAAACATTAGGGTTTACTGGTGTTACAAACGTATTTAATGTGAATAGTGTTGATTCAAGTGTTTGTGATTATACAGCACCTGATACAGATGTTTGGTATTATTCAATGTTTGATAATAATGGTAACTTTAATTATAGTGGTAGTTCATTCTTCACTGTTATCGATAATTTAGAACAAACAAGTACATCGTCTAACTGTGCTAGTTTTAATAGTTTTAGTGTTAGTGGAAACGGTGCAAGTATTGATTACAATACACAAACAATAAATGTTTATTTACCACTAGGGACTGATTTATCAAATATTATTGCAGATTTCAGTGCTTGTACAAGTAGTGTTGTTATTAATTGTATCGACCAAGTAAGTGGTGTGACATCTAATGACTTTTCTGCAACAGGTTGTTTAGAATATCAATTAGTGTCAGGAGATTTAAGTGTTTCTACATTATGGAATGTTTGTATGATTTTAGTAGACCCTTGTAACCCAGCAACAACAGGACATACAGGTTCTCAATCTATTGGTAATATTAAAACTTGTTACTCAGGTAATGTAACCGGAACGATTTATGTGTATACAGGTACATCATATACTGATTTTGATGACGTAGTTATTACAACTTTACGTTCAAGAGGTATTTCAACTTATAGTACATCATCTGATGGACCAACGTATCAAGTTAATGATGTTGCAAATGTAACATTAAATTGTACAGGTAACTATTCAACTGTTAAAACTAACCCATATTCTGAATTTGGTATTAACATAACAGATAAAGATGGTAATACTTTCTTCTTTGAAACTTCTCTTAGTGAGTCAGATTCAAAAAATGTTAGTAAAGTATTTGGAACGTCTAACTTTGGTAAACCAAGAACAACTGTTCCATTATTTGTTGAAGAACATTTCCAAACATTATTAAATTATTCATATAATAAAGGTTATATTAGAGGTTTAAATTGTGATTTAACCGCTTTACCAAGAGCTAAAGATGAAAGTTTTGACACTATCGCGTTTTATTTAGAACAATATCAAACACCGGTATCACCTTGGGTTGTATCTGAATTAAGAGGTAATAAAGTTTACAACTTATTTAGATTTACAACAATATCTGATGGTGGTGCGGCAAATACTGAAGTTAAAATATCTTTAGTTAATATGTCATTTAGTAATCAAACATTTGATGTTTTAGTTAGAGATTTCTTTGACAATGATGCTAATCCGGTAGTTTTAGAAAAATTCACAAATTGTACTATGAACCCAAATAATGCGTCATTTATAGCTCAAAAAATTGGTACTACTGATGGTGAATATGAATTAAATTCAAAATACATTATGGTGGAAATGAATGAAGATTCACCAATAGACGCTATTCCTTGTGGTTTCCACGGGTTTAAATATAGACAATATGGTTCGTCTCAATCACCATTCCCTATTTATAAAACTAAATACGATTTTCCGGGTGAAGTAGTATTTGACCCACCATTTGGTAACGCAGAAGGTTCTAATGTAACTCAATTAAGTCCTGGTGATAATGTTCGTAGAACTTATTTAGGTATTTCTACAGGATATGGTGCGGGATATGATGTTGACTTCTTTGGATATAAAGGTAAACAACGTCCATTAAATTTATGTACTGAAAGTGATTACGCTGATTGGGGTGTTCAAACAAGAGGTTTCCATATGGATATCAACGCTGCGTCAATTGTTTATCCGGGAACAAACAACCCTGAATTCTATGTTGGTTCAGCACCATTTGTTACTGACCCTGATAGTGCGTCTAATCCATACTATTACATTTACGCTCGTAAATTCTCATTATTAGTACAAGGTGGTTTTGATGGTTGGGATATCTATAGAGAATCAAGAACTAACACTGATAATTTCAGAATAGGTCAATCTCAATTCCAAAAAGGTTCTTGTCCTACTTTCAGATACCCATCTGCTACAGGTTGGGGAGCGTTTAGACAAATCACTGTTGGAAATAATACTGAAGATTATGCAAATTCTGATTATTACGCTTATTTATTAGGTCAACAAACATTTTCAAACCCTGAGGCTGTAAATATTAATTTATTTGTAACACCGGGTATTGATGCTGTTAACCACGGTGACTTAGTTGGTAGTGCAATTGAGATGATTGAATTTAACAGAGCGGATTCGTTATATATTTGTACAACACCTGATTATCAGATGTTTGTACCTTCAACAACTAACCCATCTGATTTAATTTATCCACAAGAGGCGGTAGATAGTTTAGTTAATATCGATTCTAACTATACAGCAACTTATTACCCTTGGATATTGGTTAGAGATAGTGTAAACAACACACAAATCTATTTACCACCAACAGGTGAAGTTGTTAAAAACTTGGCATTAACCGATAACATCGCATTCCCTTGGTTCGCGGCGGCAGGTTACACAAGAGGTATTGTAAACGCTATCAAAGCGAGAAAGAAACTTACTCAAGAAGATAGAGATGTTCTTTACCAAGGACGTATTAATCCAATCGCTACTTTCTCTGATGTTGGAACAGTAATTTGGGGTAACAAAACTCTACAAGTAGCTCAATCAGCTCTTGATAGAATTAATGTTAGAAGATTATTACTTCAAGCTCGTAAATTGATTTCTGCGGTATCTGTAAGATTACTGTTTGAACAAAACGACCAAAAAGTAAGACAAGACTTCTTAAATGCTGTTAACCCTATCTTAGACGCAATCAGAAGAGACAGAGGTTTATATGATTTCCGTGTAACAGTTTCGTCAGACGCAGCTGATTTAGATAGAAATCAAATGACTGGTAAGATTTATATTAAACCAACCAAATCGTTAGAATTTATAGACATTACGTTCTATATTACTCCAACAGGAGCTTCTTTCGAGAATATATAATAATAAAATTATGACCCATTGTAATAGTGGGTCATAATTAAGCCTTAATTTAAAATTATGTTAAAAAATAAAATTGTAGAAGGTATCGATGAGTTTGGTGCTCCGGATGAAAAGTACTACGCTTTTGATTGGGATGATAATATTGTTTCAATGCCGACAAAGATAATGTTAAAAGACGAAGATGGTGATGAAGTAGGAATGTCTACAGAAGATTTCGCAACTTATAGAGAAGAGATTGGAAAAGAACCTTTTGAATTTGATGGACACGAGATTGTTGGGTTTGCCAATGACCCTTTTAGATATTTTGGGGTTAAAGGTGATAAACAATTTATAGTAGATGCTATGACTGCAAAACCGGGACCTGCTTGGTCAGATTTTGTCGAGGCGATTAATAATGGTTCAATATTTTCAATTGTAACGGCAAGAGGACATACTCCTTCAGTGTTAAAAGAGGCTTGTTACAATTATATAGTTTCAAATCTTAACGGAATTGATTCAAATGAATTAGTTAAAAATTTAGAAAAATATAGAGATTTAGCGGATGAAGATAATATTTCTAAAAGAGAAATGATTAGAGAATATTTAGATTTATGTAAATTTTACCCTGTAAGTTATGGTGAAGGTTCCGCGACAAATCCTGAAGAAGGTAAAATTAAAGCTTTAAAAGAATTTGTTAATTATGTTAAGGCTATGTCTCAACACATACAAAAGAAAGCTTTCTTTAAAAATAAAATAAACAATTATTTTGTCCCTAAGGTAGGTTTTTCAGATGACGATTTAAAAAATGTGGATGTTGTGAAAAAACATTTTGAGAAAGACCCAGAGAATATTATTAAAACATATTCAACAGCAGGAGGAATTAAAAAAGAATATTAAATTAATTATTATATATAAAAATATTTAATAAATAAAAACTAGTTAATAAAATATTAATATAAAAACTAGGATTTCTAGAATGATATAAAATTTAATTCTAAAAGTCAAGAGAAAAAAATTAAATAGACTATATTTATAATAAACAAGATAAAAAAATAAAATTTAAAAACAAATAGAAAAATGGCTGATTTATTAATGAAAATGCCCATACCGTATGAACCAAAAAGACAAAATAGGTTTATTGTACGATTCCCTTCATCTTTAGGGATTAACGAATGGTTTGTAGAATCTGCAGCCAGACCACATATTACTATAACTCCGGTAGCGATACCTTTCTTAAATACTGAGACATATGTTGCGGGACGTTTTGTTTGGGGAACAATCAATGTTAAATTCCGTGACCCAATTGGTCCATCAGCTTCTCAAGCACTTATGGAATGGGTTCGTTTATGTGCTGAATCTGTTACAGGTCGTATGGGATATGCTGCGGGGTACAAGAAAAACATTGACTTAGAGATGTTAGACCCAACAGGTGTTGTTGTTGAAAAATGGATTTTAGAAGGTTCTTTTTTAAGTGATGTTAACTTTGATTCATTATCTTATAGTCAAGACGCTTTAGCGAGTATCACGGCAACTATTCGTATGGATAGATGTATTTTAGTATACTAATTCAATTTAAAATATATAAATTAATCCCACATTAGTGGGATTTTTTATTTATAATACTTTATATAAAATTTTAACTTACTATTATTTATAATAAAAACAAAATTATATGGAACAAGATGCTATAAATGCAGGAACCGAGAATTTCAATTTACCTCACGATGTGGTACAATTACCGTCGGGTGGTATTTTTTACAAATCAAAAAAGAAATCGGTTAAAGTAGGTTATTTGACGGCAACAGATGAAAACGCTTTAATGGCCGGTAGAGGAACTAATGACAATATCATTATGTCCTTATTAAGAAATAAATTATATGAACACGATTTAAGACCTGAAGAGTTAATTGACGGAGATGTTGAAGCTATTCTTATATTTTTAAGAAATACTTCGTTTGGGCCGGAATATAATGTAACGTTAACTGACCCAAAAACAGATAAGACTTTTTCACATTCAGTAATTCTTGATGAGTTAAATATTAAAAAAACAGAGTTTAAACCGGATGAAAATGGGTTATTTACAACTGTGTTACCAAAATCAGGAGTAACTGTTAAATTAAGACCATTAACATATGCTGACACTATGGAAATAAGTTCTATTGTTGATACTTATCCGGTAGGTAGAACTGCACCACTAATTACTCTTAGATTAATGAAACATATAGTGGAAGTTAATGGTGATACCGATAAATCAAATATTGCTATATTTGTAAATAATTTACCAATTATGGATTCAAAATATATCCGTAATTTTGTTAGAGATAATCAACCTTCGTTAGAATTAACGAGAGCCGCAATCACCCCATCAGGAGAAAAGATATCATTTGAGATAGCGTTTGGGGTGGAGTTTTTTCGGCCTTTCTTCTAATCACCAACAACTTTTAATTGAAGAATACTATTTTCTAGCTAAATTTATTAGAACTTCATATACTGAATTCTTTCAAATACCAACATATGTTAGAAAATACCTTATAGATAGGATAATTGAAGATAATACACCAAAGACGTAATTTAAAACTACTCTTTGGTGTATTTATGTATAAAACACATTTGTTATGGCTGATGAAGATAAAGGTGGAATAATGGATTCAATGGGTAAAGTAGGGGCTGAATTTGGAAAGTCTTTTACTGATAATTTTAACCCTGAAATTATTTTACAGACATTAAAGGATGTCGATAAAGGAGCTGCTGAAGTCTTAGGTACTTTTGGTGCCAGTAGAGAGGCTATTGCTGCTATTAGACAAAATATTGCAAATGCAATCCCTGATGTAACCGCATTGGGTGGAGAATTTAATGATATTGTTCAAATACAAAAACAAGTTTCTGAGACTTTAGGAAAAAATCTTGTATTATCGACTGATGCTTTTAAGGATATGTACGCGGCGTCAAAAGCTTCGGGACAAGAAGTTGGGCAAATAACTCAATCATTCAAAGATGTTGGAATATCAGTATATGACTCAACTAAACAAATGGAAGGTGTTGTTAATATTGCAAGAGCGTCCGGTGTTAATGCAAGTGCGGTGTCAAGTCAAGTGTTATCTAATATGGAGGCACTTAACAAATATAACTTTGAGGGTGGTGTACAAGGGTTAGCGAAAATGGCCGCCCAAGCAACAAGTTTAAGAATTAATATGGCGGACTCGTTGGCTTTTGCTGAAAAAGTTTTTGACCCTGAAGGTGCTATTAATATGGCCGCGGCAATGCAAAGATTGGGTGTTGCTCAAGGAGATTTACTTGACCCTTTAAGAATGATGGACTTGGCTCAAAATGACCCTGGTGAGTTACAGAATCAAATTGCCAAAATGTCACAACAATTTGTTCAATTGAAGAAAGACGGAACCGGTTTTGAAATTATGCCGGGAGCTAAACGTCAAATGAGGGAGATTGAAAAAGAAATGGGATTACCATTAGGTCAATTATCTAAAATGGCGTTAGCAAGTGCGGACTTAGATGATAAAATGAAAAAAATCAAGTTCCCTGCAGCCACTGAAGAACAAAAGACTATGATTGCCAATATGGCGGAAATGAAAGGTGGTCAATATGTTGTTAATTTTACAGATAAAGAGGGTAATGTTAAAGAAAAGGCGGTATCTGAATTAAGTCCTGATGATATTAAACAGTTAGCCGAAGCGTCAAAACCAAAAAGTATGGAAGACTTGGCTAAGGGTCAATTAGATACTTTAACAAGAATTCAAAAAATATTAGAATCACAAGGAAGAAGACTACCTTCCGCAATTGCTGCTAGTAAAGGTGGTAAGGCGGTTACTGAGGCACCAAGAGAAATCGTTGAGGCGTTAGAGACAACAACAAAAGGTGTTACATCTAAAGGGTTACAACAAGGGTTAGATAAAACTACAGATATTGCTTTTGATGTTTTAAATAAATTTGCTCAAGGAACAGGGACTATGGCCGATGTATCTACGGCATTTTCTAAAATTAGTGAAAACACTAAAACCGCCTTTGGTGAAAGTTGGTCAGAAGCTATGAAAAATGGGACAACGGCGACACAAAAGTTAGGGGAATCTCAAAATGGTATTATTCAATTATTAAATACAGGTATTGGTACTTTAAAAAATAGTATTGCGGGAACAACTTCGGGTAACGCTGTTGGTTCTGCCCCTCAAAAAGTTAAAGTTAAGGATTTTATAATTGAATCCTTACCTGAAGATAAGATAATTATGGCCGGAGGAACTAACTTAGATGGTAGTAAATCAGGTGGTGGTAGAGGTAATTCGGAACCTACAGTAATTAAACTTGACTTTAGTGTTGATGTAAAAGGTGGTAATATTACTGAACATCAATTTATGGAAGTGTTAAATAAAACAGGAATTAAGGAATCCTTAACAAAAACTGTTACAATGGAATTAAATAGAAATTCACCAGAATCAAGTCCTCAAAAAATAATGAACAATAACTTTAAAAAATAAGTGATAATCTATTTATTATAAAAGAATAAAATATGCCAAATAGCCCATTATCATTTGCGTCGACATCATCGTTTAGAAACGCTTTATTAAGTAAAAACTTATCACCATATGGTGTTACTGGTGTTTATTCCCCATCATCATCTGATTTAGATACTGAAACTGTATTAAGTGCGTTTAATGTAATTGATTCACCAAATGAATTAATTGCGGAAGATACTTTTGCTGCTCAACTTTATCCATTAAATCAGTTTGGGCCTAATGAAGGGTACAATACAACAATAGATTATAATGGAGTTCCACAACCGGTTAATTCAAATCAAGGTGAATATTCACCTGATGATACTGCCTTAGATTTAGTAAATGAATTTTTTATTGATAGTGCTTATGTAAGTAATTATTTTGGTCCTATTGGGGGTTATAATGATTTGGTGGAAATAACTAATAACGGTTATTTAGGTGAGCCGTTACATATTCCATATAATTCAAATTTTGTACCGTCAACATATTCTCCGTATAGTATTTTATTAAGTGATAATCCTGATGGGGATAATGGTTCATTATCTCAGGATTCTTATATGGCTAGATTAGCCTCTCAAAAATTAAAAGAATCTTTCCAATATAGAATTGATAGAGAAATTTTTATCAATACTGTTGGTATAGTTAATTTACAATCATTACAAGACCCTTTTGAGGCAAGTTTATTAATATCGGGACAACAACCTTTAATTTATAAAGATTGGACAATTACGGTACCTGAAAACCCTATTGTTGGGGCAATTGATTTAGTTACTAAGTTAGCGGGGGCTTATTGGCCGGTTTCATTAATACCGGGAGACTATTTTGATGATAATACAAAAAACGGACAGACACCACAAACTTCAAATGCTTTAAATGTTGCGAATCAATTAACAGGTGGTTTATTGTCTCCAATATTAAATAAAAAAAGAAATCCTTCTGAGATATTTTTGGCTAATACCGGAAATGGTCAAAGGTCTTCATTATTTAATAATCTTGAATATAATAGATATCAGCCAGGGTATAATGGTCAATATGGTGGGATATTAGGGATTGGTCAAGCAATATTTGATGCAGTATTAAATAGTAATGGAACTTTAACAGGTGGTTATTATGTTGGTAGTAAAACTGCTGAACCATCAACAATTACTTCACCGGCAAATCAAGTTCCGGTAAACGCTTTTGGTCAACAAACGGAATCTCCTGTATATGGGCCGTCGGAATTAGGTATTTTATTTGAAGGAAATTCAGATTTACTTAATTTTGGTTTAGCGGCTAAATCATCGAGTGATGAAGGTGGTCTTGATGGTGGTTTTGTTTGGACATCTCCAAAATATAAACCGGCTGCGGGATTTAATGCAACACCTGGTGGTGGACAGGGTTCTGCGGATGATGGATTTAATCTAATTAGTAGTAACTATACAAGAGATGAGTCAACAAATATAACATTCAAAGAAACTTCTATTTTAGATGAAACTCAAAGATTAGTAAATTCTGCGGATAATGTTCAGGGTGTTGCAAGATTAAAACACGTTGGAAATGCAATTAATCAAGTTAGTAAAGTATTCCACGATGGTTATAAAGAAATGACTAAAGGTTCTCAGGTTGTATCATATACTGACCAAACAACCGGTGGTGAAGCGGGAATTGAATATTGTAGAGTATTTGCTAAAGATACACCATATTATACTTACGCTGATTTACAAAAAACTGATGGTATTACAACGTCAGGAAGAAGATTTACAAATTCGGTATTAGATAACACATTTAACCTTAACATTGCTCCGATGAGAAATCCGGGGTCAACAAACATTGTTCCGGATGGTGATGAACCATTTGATTTGTTAGGTAGTGGACGAGGTGGTTATGCTAAAAAATATATGTTCTCAATTGAGAACTTGGCTTGGAGAACATCAAGTAAACCTGGGTTTACTTACGATGAGTTACCGGTATGTGAAAAAGGTCCAAATGGAGGTAGAGTTATGTGGTTTCCACCATACGACCTTACTTTTTCAGATAGTAGTAATGCTAGTTGGACACCTACCTCATTTTTAGGTAGACCGGAACCAATATACACATACAAAGATACTAAAAGAAGTGGTACATTAAGTTGGAAAATTATTGTTGACCACCCATCGATTATGAATACTATTGTTGAAAAACAATTAAAAGGTCAGAAAAAAGATAGAATTAATTCAATAATGGATTCGTTTTTTGCGGGATGTGTAAAATATGACATTTATACTTTAGCTCAAAAATTTAATACGATTCCAATTAAAGATTTATATACGTATCAAACAATATTAACAAATCCTAAATCAACGGAGCAAGATATTACACAGGTTAAAGATGAAATTGGAAAACTGAATACAACTACAAGTACGGATACTCCAAAAACAAATCCGGATACATCATTAACTGATTTCGAAAATAGATATAAAGAGTTTGCATTTTATTTTGAAAATGACATTCCGGGGCCACCTAAAAAAGGGGCAACTACCGCAAGTAGTAGTTATCTTAGTGATTATAACACTTATGTTGATAATATGAATATCGGTAGATATCAGTCGATTGCTGATGGATTATTTAACCCTGGTTCGACAAGTAAAAACACTACGGATTTTTTCAAAAATGTTGTAATTGAAAATTTCAAATTTATTACACAGGGGGAGAAAAACTTTTTTACGGATGCTCTTAATATTCTTAAAAATAAAAAAGGAGTAATTGCTATTGATATGATTGCATCGGCGTCAGCTCCTGCATCTCAAAGTTATAATGTTGATTTATCTAAAAGACGATATGATTCGGTTATTACTTTTTTAAGAACGTTTTCGGTTGGAAATGAAACATTGGCAAAATATATTGACGATAAAACATTTATTATTAACCCTCCAACTGCTGCGGGAGAAACTATATCAATACCAATAAGTCCGTTAGGGTTAGGTTCTCAAGTTAATTGTACCGAGGATATAAAGGCACAAATTAACCCTAGTAAAGACACAAATAAACAAGCGCAAGTTTATTCGGTAAATGCTATGGCTTGTAGACGTGTTAAAATTCGGAATATTAAAGTGACGCCGGTACCAACACCGACACCTATACCGGAACCACCGGTGGTTGTTCCTCCATCAACAGGTTCAACAACACCACCACCAAAACCCGTAATTACAATACAACAAAAAATTAAAGAAGGTATTACCAAAAAAATTATTAGACAGATGTTATCTGAATGTAATTATTTTGAGGCAATTAAAGAGAGTTCACCAATGGTTTACGACTCAATTCAGGATAAGATTAAATATTTTAATCCTGCGTTTCACTCTATGACACCTGAAGGATTAAACTCTCGTTTAACTTTTTTAAATCAGTGTGTTAGACCGGGTGAAACAATACCTGTTATTGGTACAGATGGTAACCCAAAATATAATGATGCTGCAAACACGGCTTTTGGGGCACCACCTGTATTAGTATTAAGAATTGGAGATTTTTATAATACTAAAATAATTCCAAATAGTCTTAGTTTTAGTTATGAACCATTACTTCTTGATATGAATCCTGAAGGTATTGGAGTTCAACCAATGCTAGCTAAAGTAACTTTAGGTTTTGATATGATTGGTGGTATGGGATTAGCAAAACCCGTTGAAGAATTACAAAATGCGTTATCATTCAATTATTATGCTAATACTGAGATATATGATGAAAGAGCGACTTGGACTGAGGATACAAGTGCATTAGACGCTCAAACAGTACAAGCAATTGTTGGAGCCCAACCTACGGTTAGTTCAAATAATGTTGATAATCAACAAACCAATGACGCGGGAACAACTATTGGTGATATTATGACTACAGTACCAAGTGGTGACGGTGATATTGGTGATATTAATTATAAATCAATAATGGATAAATTATTGGATGTTACTAAAGAATATTATACAAATATTGTTAATCAGGCGGAAAGTACTACAAAATCGTATAATGACGGTATTTGGCAATTAATGTGTAAATCAAGACAATATATTAATGGTGAATTTACATTACCGGTCCAACCTTTAAAAGTTCCTATTTTTGGTAAATCGACGTTCCAATCAAGTATCGATGAATTATTCACAACAGTAAATGCGGATATTGATAGTGGAACAAATGTTTTAATTGTTGGATTAAAGGCGTTACAATATAATGATGAAACAGTTATTAAAAGAGTTAAAGATAACTTAAAAAAATATATTAATGATTATAAAGCAGAATTTAGTAATGGTGTTGCACAAATTGTTAATAATATAACACAACAAGAACAAACAATGGTTCAGGTGTTTAGAAAAGTTAATTTAGTTACAACATTAACTGATGGTTTAATAATTAATAATTTAGGTCCTAAAATATATAGTATTTCGGGAACATCAGAAGTTGATAAAGGGAGCGATGGGCCACCTGCAGATACGTTTGAGGAATTATGGAGAGATTTTGAAATTGTTGGTCAAAAAGTAGATTCCTATAACAAGTTTATAAGTAACCCTACTCAAGGGGTAATTCCTAGTCTGACATATGATAAACCTGGTAGTTTTACTCCAAGTTCGCCATCTTTTGAGGGTGATAGTTATGTTGATAATAGTTTCTTTATGGTTATGGCACAAATTTTTAATAATAAAAATAAACTCCAAAGTTTTAAAACTACAATAATATCCGGTGACTTATCTAAAATAACATCACCAAGTAGTTTGACAAAACAATTTGATAAAATATGTGATTCATTTAAAGATAGAGTAGTTAAAGAATTGGGTGCGGAAACTAAGAGATATGTTAATATTAAGAAAAACGCGGAGTATGTGACATATCTTAAAACGACTGCTTACAATAAAGGAAAATCACGTAAATTTACATATACGACAACACCTAATCCAACAACTGTTGCTAAACAAAGTACTGATTTACAATTATTGTATAAAGGTAATAATAATGGTGATAAAGATATTTGGACGGATAAAACACAATTTAATTAAAAATGGCGGGAAGACAAAATTACAATAGATATAACGAATTTTTATTGAATGGAACTCAAACTATTGTTCCTCACATTTCATTGCCGAGTAAATCTACAGATAAAAGATATATTTACAAACTTGGTCAATCTAGAATGGATAAGATATCTCAACAATATTATAGTACACCAACATTTGGATGGTTAATAATGGCAGCAAATAGTGTGTATGGTTGTGATGAGTGGTCTATTCCTGATGGTGCTATCTTGACAATTCCATTTCCTTTAGTAGCTTCTCTACAAGATTATAACAATGAATTAGATAATCACTTCTTTTATTATGGTAGATAAGTCAGAAAATATATTAGTCGAATTCGACTACAACAACATAACAATAATAGACCCAAATAAAGTTGTTGATGAAAATAAAAAAGTAAAAGAACGATACGTTAATCAAGAAGATTTGGTGATGTATGCGAACTTAGAATGCAATATATTACCAAGAACTAAGTTGGCGATTGGGACTGCAAATAATGATGCAATTAGAACTGTATCAATTGCTAAAATTAATTTTTTAAATCCTGGAAATAAAGGTAAATTAGATAACTCTTATACTGATGAACTAACAGGTAAAGGAACTCTTCAAGGTAAAGGTGTTAATCAAAACAAATTGAACTCTGTTCAAAACCCAAATAATAGTGATGATTATTATATCACACAAACAATGATGTCTGATGGAAAACCGGGGTCTGTTGATAATGGATTATTAGGTATTACTTCAATTCAAATTAGACAAGGTTTAGATTTTTTACCAACAATATCGATGAGATTAGTTGATATTAAAGGTAGGGCGTTATTTGAGGCGGGTGATAATTCACCTTACGCGGCTTTCTTTAATTTACCATATCCTTTATTTCATTTAACTATTAAAGGTTATTATGGTAAAGCGGTTAGATTGGGGTTAATGTTACAAAACTTTACAACAACTTACAATGCTGCTGACGGTAATTTCCAAGTGGATTTAACTTTTTATACTTACAAATATACAGTATTAACTGAAGTTACTATGGGTGCTTTAATGGCGACTCCACATATGTACCAATCAAGATTAAAAATTCAATCATCTAAAGGTGGTCCAAGTAAAACATCAAAAGTTGAGGACTTAATTGTTGAAAGAGGATATCAAAAAATTAGAGAGTTATACAGTGAATATAAATCAAAAGGAATGATACCTGATGATTTTCCTGAAATTACTTTAATCCAAATGAAAGAAAGAATTGAGAACTTTATTAAAAATATTCTTGATTCATTTACTAAACAAAATTTAGACCCATTAACTGATTTAGATACTTACGGTAGTCAATTACAAGATTACCAAGGTAATGTTTTCTATTATTCTCCACAATCTTGGTTTAACAAGTATATGGATACGGAGAATTTCTTTATGTTAAATAAGTCTGGAGTTAAAGTGTATACGTTTAAAAAAGAGATAAATACTTCTCAAAAAAAGAGTGACGCAATTTCAGAACTTAAAAAATTAATTAACGAAAATAACACTTTATTGGGTAAAAATAAAACTTGCGGGACAAACGGTAAGTATTCAATTAGTGGTAAAGAAACCCCTTGTACTATATCTAATAGTATTAAGTATGAAATTTTTCCAAAACAGGTTCAAGTAAATGATATTGATTTTACTGAAACCTATAAAGCTCAAAAAAAATCAAGCCAACCAACTGATTTGGATATCAGTAATTTCAAAGCGGATTTGGTGAAAAGTAATACATTTAATAGTTTAGAAATAAACAATACTGATGGGCAAAATCAAGTTAAATATAACTATTTTGTGTTTGAAGGTCCTGGTAGTTTTATCGATTTAATTGATAAAATCAATAAAGATTTAAAGACAAAAAGAGAAGAAATTCAAGAAAAATTAACAATAGCCTTATCAGAATTATTACAGAGTAAAGATAACGGTATTGGATTTGTACCAACAATTAGAAACGTATTGGCTGTTGTGTTTGCGAATGGTGAGGCGTTTTTACGTTTAATGGATGATGTCCATACTAAAGCTTGGGCTCAAAGAGATAATAAAATTAGAAAAAACGTTGTTTTTAATAAACAAGTTGCCGGAGCAAGTGCTGATAATAAAAATTCAGGGGATGATGTTAATCAACCAATATATCCTTGGCCTCAAGTTATCAAAGAAACAACAGGTGAAAATGGTCAAGAAAAATATGAATTAAGATATCCGGGTGATAATGATATTATTGGAGAAACTAAAGGATTTTTAAGTGATGTTTGGCCTGAAATAGAATTTGTTGAAGAATTCTTAAGGGCTCTTGTTGAAAAAGAAAAACCACCATCACCATTCACACCTAGTTCAAATAGTTTAACAGAACCTAATAGGGTTTCGTTAAACGCTATTGAATTTCCTATAGGTAATGAGGTGTTCAACAACAAACAGGATGTTAAATTTTTCTATGAAATATATGAACGAGTTTTATTTACATCACACTACTCAAGATTAAGTAGAGCGTCCTCGAATGTGGGGGATACAAATAATATTACAAACGTTATTGCGGAAGCGGAAACAACTAATATTAAAACAAGTTTAGGTACAGATAACCCTTTTTTAATTAAAAAATTAAAAGAGTATGGTTTTACTGGAGATAACTTTGAACGTGTTTTAAGACAAATATCAAATGAGGGTATTGGTGAAAGTTGGCAAAATTATATCAGAGGTATTTTTAATACAACTTATATTAAAAATACGGTCGATAATTCCGGATTTGAATTTATTAGTTCGGATATTTTAACAGAAAGTTCATCTCAACCTTTGGTTTCGTTAAATAATGAGAATTTAGTTGTTCAATACATTACCAATTCAACAACATCTAACAATGTTGATTTAGAAGACATCTATCCTTTTACAGACACTAAGTGGATAAATGGAGGGTTAGCTGATGGAGGTAGTTCAAATTATAACTCTGCTTTCAATACAACTAAGGGATTAACGTACAATACAAAAAATAAAGTTATTTCAAATTTTACTGACGCTAAATCAGTTGATGTGAATAGACCAATAACTAATTTTGTCTATAAAACAATTAATGCTCCGGTTGTTAATAAATTGGAATTAAGTAATTTTTATAGTACAAGAACATATGACGCTCAACTACCAACAGAAGGAGATATTATATATCATAATTATAGTGGTGGGGTGAGTACTTATCAAACAACATCAATGTTTAATACCCCTTATTTTATTAATTCAATTCAAGAGGGTGTTAATAAATTTAAAAATAAAGAATTATACCCGTATGTGTCTTCGGCATATTTGTTTTTAAATAGTTTACCATTAACTACTTTACGTGAGAAATCAAAAACATATGAAGGTAGTTCTCAAAAAGATTTAGATTACCTTTTTGCAACGTTAAAGAAATTTGGTGCGGTTCACAAAATGCCTTATGCTTGGATATTGAAGATGGGTTCTATTTGGAATAGATATAAAACATTTACTAATAGTGGTGTTGATATTTTAGATAATTGTTGGAAAAATTTTGATGCAAATATCAATTATGACCCGGTTAATTCAGACCCTACTAAAATATATACGTTTACAATACCGGGACAAACAGGGTCAACTAGTGTTGTTTTACAAAATACTGTGGACACAAGTTTCCCATTATTTTTCTCAAATGTATCTGCGGACACAACTACAATTAACACCGGATTTTATCCAAAATTAATAAATGACTTCAACGTATTTTATCAAGGGTTTGAGGTTTATTCAGGGTATACTAATGCGGACATACAAAATGGGTTTAATAAAGGAGTAACATTAAATAATGTTGTTGATAGTGTTATTAATGGTTCAAATGGTGTTGCTACAGGTTCCACTAGATTCATTAAAGTCATTCCTTGGTCGGTATCGGTTAAAACACCGGATAAAATATCGTCATATATAATGCCTTCACAAGGTTCATTATTCAATCAAACATTTAATGAGTGTTTTACCCCTAATGGTACTCTTCAAATTGAAGTTACCGGTAACACATCTATGTATAATGGTTCTGTTAGATTATTTTGGTCAGCACCAAACTACGGATATTTTGATAATACAAAATTAGTGAAACCAACACCAAGTCAATATTTAAAACAAATATTTACGGGTCAAAGTTCTCAACAAAATTATTCATTCAATGGGGTAACTAATGACTACACAAATATTAGTGAAATGTTTTCGGTTTTTGAAAAAAATGTGTTGGATAAATTTGAGACAGAGTTTTTAAAATTTTCTAAATCAATTTATACTTTTGATGAGAATGAATCTGAAGTTGATACTGATACTGAAAAATCATTTGGTAATTTCCAAAAATTAATGACAAGTATGATGGTAGTACCAACCGTAAATGGTTTAAGTAGTGATGGTACCGTTACGGATATCCAAACAAGACAATTAACTAATTTATCAAACCTTATTACAAATTTTTTAAATTATGACGTTGTGTTTAAATATGGAAATCCGGGTGGGTTTGATAAAAGATTATTTTATACTTTTTCGAAACACCCTATTACGTCACCAATTACTTGGGATTATTATACATCTAATACTGCAAATGGTCTACCAAGTCAAACAACCTTGGCTTTATCACAGACAACATATCCTGATGCTTGGAATGCTTTGAAAACTTATGTTGGGTTTTCAGATATACCTGAATTAGTTTATAAAGATAGTGGTTCTTATATCACAGATTTTTTCATTGATTGTAATGTTGCGTTTACTGTTGAAAGTATTACGAACTTATATCCAATTATTAAGATTTATGCAACACAAAAATTAAAAGACCCTACATTGAACTATGATAAATTTATCACATTAGTTAATGATTACTTAACAAGTATTGATTCTTTTAATACCAAGATTTTGAATAATTTGATGATTAAGATTCAAAAAGAATTACCAAATGTTAATGATACTCCTCAACAAAAAACTCAAAGTGTTTTAGATAGTACTCAAACTAAAGTTGAGTTATGGGAGTCATTCAAAGCGACAAATGATAAATGGATTGCGGGTAATGATTTCAAAACAAAAACGTTATTTGAAGATATATTATTATTGGATAGAGCAAGTCGTGATGTTGGAGACAAAATATTAGTTGATGTTATCAAATTAAAAGATAGGTTAACCGATATTAATGTTAAAACAAATATGTTAACATATATTCAAACAATATTAGTTGAGAATAACTTTGTTGTTATGAATATTCCATCATATATTAACTTTTATAATGTACAAGATGCGGTTAAAAACGCAAAACCAACCCCTGAAGGAACGTTAGAATTTGCTAATACAATGTTTGGTACTTTTTTAAATGTTGATTATAGAAATTCATCGGCAAAAATGGTTTGTTTTTATGGTGGAAAACCAAGTGAACAATTAGATTTAAAAAATAATGTTGATTATCGTTTTAGAAATGACGCATTTGATTTAAGACGTGCGAGCGACAACCCATTATTAGAAAATCAAATTGGTAAAAAAGATTGGGATAAATCAAACAAAGTTGTTGGGTTTAATGTTGATATGGGTCCTCAAAATCAATCAATTTTTCAAGGATTCAATGTTTCTCAGAACCCTGGTAAATCAACTGCGGAATCATTAGAAGTTATTAATCAAATGGCTAATCAATCGGGTAATAGAGGTGGTTCTACTCAAAGTACTTCATTATATAATGTGTATAAAAATAGAAGTTATTCTTGTACTATTACTATGATGGGTAACGCGATAATCCAACCAACAATGTATTTTAATTTAAGAAATGTCCCAATGTTTAGTGGACCATATATGATAACAAGTGTTAATCATACAATTACTCCGGGTAATTTTGAAACAGTTATTGAAGGTATTAGACAACCTACGGCATCATTACCTAAGGTTGAAAATTATATACAATCTCTTAAAACAACATTGTTAAAGACAATTACTGATAAACTCTCACAAGAAAAGGCTGATAAGGCAAAAGCGTCGTCAACAGGAACTACTAGTAATTCAAACATTAAAAAACAGAAAGAGGAAAAGGTTAAAGAATTAACAAAGAATGGTGGTACCAAAAGTGATAATACTCAAACGTGTAAACCAATTAGTGATTATGATAAATATACTCTTGACAAACCTTCGGCAACTACCGTTAATTATAATGATGTTATTTCGTTAATAACTACAAATACTGATAATAGAATTAGATATGCAGTTTTTGCTAAAATGTACTTGAGTTCGGCAAATGGGTCTCAGTTAAAAACAGTGGCACATAATTATAGTGGGGTTGATTTAACTTCAAAGTGGGGTGCTACGGGGGATAAATATTTTATGACTAAATATTACTGTGACTCAAGTAATTCTACTGATGGTAAAGTTCAGACAGCGTACGCCTTCTTTAATAGTGTGGGAGACCATATTAATTTTTTAATGGAAAGATATCAAAATAGAGCTAGTATGATTAAAAGTATTAATGCTAAAGATATTGCTAAATTTTTAATATTATATTCGGATAATAGTATTCCTAAAAATGAAGATGAATATACCACAATGAATCCTACTGATATATCAAATATTGAAAGTAGAGTTCAAGAGGCTATTAATATTTTTAATCCTGTAACAGGTAATGTTTCGGGAACACAACCAGCCGCAGATGTTCCGGCACCAACACCATTTATTTCAAAATATAAATATACAATTTCAAATTCACCAATTATTGAATCATTAAAAGTGACTATAGACCCTGCTCAAGGTGCTTGGCAAATATTTGTTGCAAGATGGGATTATACTATAACAGCGTCTTGTGCGGGAGGTACTGGAACTAATCAAGACTTAAATGCTGGTGATATATCAACAAATGGTCAAGAATATTTTGTTGATACTGAATCATTATTGAGAGATTTTGACTGTGACAAGAAAGATTATAAAGGAGAATATAAATTAACATTAGAGTTAATTGCTAATCCGATAACACCGGGAGGTGAACGTGACTCTACAAGACAACAAGCTGTAAAAACATTCTCATATAACTTTAAACTTTAATTTTTTCTTAACTAACAGATATTTATATATAAAAAAGATTATGGATACAAAATCATTATTAGAGAATTACTTAGGTAAAAAAACCCGTACTACTGAGAAAGATATGGGTAACGGTTCAAAACAAGTTTGTGATTTGGATTCAGGAGATTGTTATACAATTAGAATGAAAGATGGTCTAATCGAAAGAGTTGACAATACAATGAGCCAAAATAGAAAAATACAAGTTGAAACCACAACAGGTGTAAAACAATTATTAAACGGATAAGATGAGAAAAATAGATAATAGAATTTTAGAAGAAATTGCTAGATATAATTCAATTAACAATTATATTGTAGAACAAGACGCTACATTACCTCCACCTCCGGGTGAAGACCCAAACGCCTTACCACCAGAGGGTGGAGCTCCGGCTCCGGCACCGGTTGACCCAAATGTTGCATCACCTGCTCCGGCAGCACCTGCAGGACCACAACCTGTGGATTTGGCAAATGACCCTGATGTTGAAAAATTAGGTGACGAAGGTAAAGTTGGTGGTACTGAAGAAATGGATATTACGGATTTGGTAAATTCTCAGAAAAAAGTTGAGGAGAAACAAGAAGAATATTTTGAAAACTTATTCAAGCATTTAGATGGTTTAGAAAGTAAACTTGGTGAGATGGATGGTATTATGTCTAAATTAAATGATTTAGAATCAAAAATTGAAAAATACAGAGAAAAAACTCCTCAAGAAAAATTAGAATTAAGAACATTAGATTCAGGGCCATTCAATCAAAAATTAAGTCAGTTCTTTGATGATAAAGAAGAGGATATGGAAAAATCAGGAAAAAATGAATATATTTTAACTCAGAATGATGTTGAAGATTATTCTCCTAATGAAATACAAAAAACATTCAGAAATTTTGGTGACGAAACACAACCATCATCATTTCAACAACTAAGATAGATATGACGGTCTTAGGACCGTCTTTTTTTTTTTACAAAACAATTTGACAAACACACGGCTGACACTTATACTTTTATAAACCTTTAAATATTTTAAACACTATGGCGACAAATTCATTAGACGCAGTTTTGGCTCAATACGAGAAAGCAAA